CTCTGCACCATGCGTTAACACAACGCGACTAGGTGCGGCTTCTTGGTCAGCCATTGACAAAGTGTTATTGCACACAACGCGAATGCTGGTGAACTGTCCAATCGTTGCCGCTGTGCCATCAAACGATGTGCTTAACAGCAAGTAACCGCGCACGGCATCATCTTGCAAAACGACAGCTTCTTTGTTGACGTTAGCCAACGCCCAAATGCGCTTGCCACCCTTGATAGCACCAGCAACTTCTAAAGTAAATCCTGCCGACTGAACAAGCGTATTGAAAAACTCAAGCACTTCTGCTGGCTGGTGAACTTTATAGCGGTCAGTCACAACGCCAAGCGGCTGGTTTGTGTCATCGCGGTAAATAACTTTTTGATTTTCAACTTCTTGCGGTGCGGCAAAACTTTCGGGCCAAAACATAACTGGCGACAGCTTTGCAGACCAATCCAAGCCAGCTTCTTTGCGCCATACGTCAATGGGTGCGTCTTGCGTTAACTGCTGACCAAGACCATGCCAAGGCGTTGCGTTTGCATAGGCGATTTCTGCTTTGCCTGTGATTGCGTTGTTTTCAATTAAGTGAGCCATTTTTAATTTCCTTTGATTGTTAAGTTTACACAAGACCCATTCGCATGGGTTTCGGCGAATTACGCCTCATCAGTTGTGTTAAGAAACAAAATTTTCGCCTGCATAAATGCGGTCTTCATCTTTCAATGCTTGCCCATACATTGCAATTAAAATTGGCAATGATTTTTGCAAATTGTTAATTTTAGAAATAGTCATTTGTTGATTTCCTTTGCCAACTAATTTTTTGTGCAAAGCATCTATTTCATTGTTAACAATGTCTGTGATTTCAAGAAGTTGAATGGGGTTAAGTGTTTGCATTTTTAATCCTTTTTGATTTGGTTAAGTTGTATCAGTTGTTAAGCTGATAGAAGAACTTTAACAGAAAACTTAACAAATTTCCACACCCATTAAAAAAAGTTAAGTTTCCGTTAAAAAAACAACGTATTTGCACAAAAAACATGAATATGATTACTTGTGTTTTAGGATTGCTCTTGTTCTTCTTTTATTTCTACAAAATGCTCAATGGCTCTTGCCACTCGGTCATCTTCATTCATGTACACAACAAAATCACCTATGCGTGATTTGGAATCTTTATCAACGTATTCAAAACCGCCGTAGTAATCAAGACGCTGTGCAAAGCATTGTTCCACAATGATGCAATCTTCATTAACGTACACATACCCACAGCGTTCATCTAAACCCAACTTGCTGGCGCACACACGCATCATGTCGTTGTTTACAAAGCGTTCCATCTTTTCTTGAACGCCGTTAAGAATTGACAAAATATTTTCCATTTTTGATTCCTTTAAATTTTTTACACAAGACTGCTTCACAGCAGTTTCGCCGATTAACGGCTCATCAGTTGTGTTCTTGTTCTTCTATGCGCCGCAAATGTTCTTCATTTGCCCACGCATTGCCTGTCCATTCTGCGTGCTCCCAACAAGTAAAAGTATTGGCTGGCAATTCTGTTTTTGCCAATTGGCGGTCAATAACCCAACGACCAATTTTTGTGCGGCTCACAGTTACTTCACAAGCCCAAGGGTTACGCTTAACTTCGGTTTTGTAAACTTTCATTTTTAATCCTTTTTAATTTATTGAACAAGACCCTATCGCTAGGGTTTCGGCTATTAAAGCCTCATCAGTTGTTCTGTTAAGCCATTACATTAAAATGAAAATGCACACCATAGTGCATTGCATTAATGCCGACAAACACTGGGAAAAATCTGCCATCAGTATGTTCCATTACGATATAACGCAATGGTCCAAATGCAGATTGTTCTTGCATATTGCCAAATTTATCTGTGGCGGCTTTGTGAGCATTTGCGGCAGTTTTATATGTGCGAGTGGGTGTTAATTTAATGTTTTGCATTTTCAATTCCTTTTAATTTGGTTTGTTTGCATCAGTTGTTGTGCTGATGTATGAATTATGCATGAAAACTTAACAAAATGGCATCCAACCAAAAAAAAGTTAAGTTTTTTGCAAAAAAGCATCAAATTTGCAAAAATACAACAAAAATGAATACTTGTGTTTTCAAACTTAACAATAGACAAGCGTGTTAACTTATTGGTATCATGCTTAACATGAATACACAAACTGCAATCCTACTCGCTGGCTCTAAATCCAAACTTGCAATCATCTTAGGTGTAAGTCGACCCGCTGTTACTCAGTACCGCGAACGCTTGCCCAAGAAACGCATTGCTGTGCTGATGGAAAAATGTCCACAGTGGTTTGAGGAAAAACCGCCTGAAGTGGAAATCAAAGAAGCAGTGTTAACACCTGTTTGAAAAAAGTTTATAATTGAGGCACGGCTACCTTTAGCGGGGGAAAAGACGATTCATCACCGTTCTGCCGATGTTTCTTTTTTGTGATGATGACCGAATGATGTGAGGTTGATATGCACTACTACCAATTCAATATTGGCGATTACAAAAGCCATACAGAGCATTTGTCCGAAATGGAGGATTTATGCTACCGAAGATTGCTTGATTGGTACTATCTACATGAAGTGCCAATTCCACTTGATTTAAATGAAACTGCGAGACAAATTCGTATGCGAACGCATACCGATTGCATTGCGATTGTTTTGCATGAATATTTTGAACAATCAGAAAATGGTTGGATTCATCATCGTGCAAATGCTGAAATTCTTAAAGCTGGCGATAAATCACAAAAAGCAAGTGAAAGTGCTAAAGCTAGATGGAATAAAACCAATAAAACAGATACGAATGCAATGCGAACGCATAGCGAAAGCAATGCTACACATAACACAGAACACATTACACAAGACACAATAAAAAGAAAAACAACTAGCGTTGCTTGCCCACCAGATGTAAGTCAACAGGTTTGGGCTGATTGGTTGCAACTGCGAAAAACCAAAAAGGCATCGGTTACCGAAACAGTTGTTAATGGCGCACGTTCTGAAGCCGCCAAACTTGGATGGGAATTGGAAAGGTTTTTAGTTGAATGGTGTACGAGAGGAAGTCAGGGTTTAAAAGCTGAATGGGTTGATGATAAAAAAACCAGCATGACCAAGACAGGGCAAATGAACCAAACAGTAATGTCGGGCTTGACTCGCGGACTTATTGGAGGTGGCAAAAATGTCAAATTACTTGGAATCTGATTTTGTCGAAATGGATGAAGGGCTTGATTACGTTTTTGTAATGCTTGGCGGCATATACGGTCAAGCGTTTAATCGCAATTGGGAAGGCATGGATTTGGCTGTTGTGCGTCAGATATGGAAAGACCAAATTGGCACGTTCCTGACATACAAGCCAAGCCTTGATTACGCTTTTGGACGGTTAAATGGCGATTTCCCGCCAAGCGCAATTAAGTTTCGGGAATTTTGCAATGCTGGCCCAAACATTCCACGCGATGAAAAACAAATTGCATACACACCTACGCTTGTAAACCCTGAAGTGGTTGCAGAAGCAAAGCGCAAACTTGCCGAATTGAGGTCAAAATGGACGAAATAGAAAAATTGAAATGCACAGTGCCAAGTTGCAATAACCGTTGGTCTGTAAAAATTGAAGCCCCAAAATGTTCATTTCATCAATGGGGAAATGTTAAGGAATTGACCGAAAAAAAAGTTAAGCAAGAAACACCGCGATTTGAACAGCCAGCCGACATTGAAGCATGGTGGCAAAAATGACAACTGAACAAGCAAACGAACTACTGGACAGCATCAAAGATGGAAACACCTACGCATCAATCAGAGCAATCACAGAAGCCCTTTTCCAGACAGGAGACATACCAAACAACCCTAAAGCATTTGATTTGGATGGCATCGCTGAAGGGCGCAAAACATTACGCATGGGACAGGGCAAAGAAACTTGATGCAGACCCAAGCGGTTTATGGGTTGGCATCTCTGATGATTTAACAAAGGCAATGAATGAGACAAGCGGCAAAAACTGACGCAAATCAAACTGTAATAGTTAACGCATTGCGTAAAGCTGGAGCAAGCGTTCAATCATTGGCGGCTGTGGGTAAGGGTTGCCCTGATTTGCTGGTTGGCTATGGCGGCATTAATTACTTGATGGAAGTCAAAGATGGCAACAAAGTGCCAAGCGCACAAAAGTTAAACATTGAGCAAGAACATTGGCATAGCGTTTGGAAAGGCGCGGTGCATATTGTAAAAAGTGAAATTGACGCATTGAAAATTTTAAAAGGATAAAAAATGATTTACAAATTAGAAAATTCAAAGCAAGCACACGCATTGATTGCAAGCCTATGGGTAAAAATTAAAGCGGCACTTGAATCAGGGCAAAACTTAACGCTTGAAGTTAAGAAAGAAAGCAAGACTCGCGACCAAGAGGAAAAATATCACGCAATGATTGCTGACATTGCCAAGCAAGCACAGCATCAAGGTGCGCGGTGGAATGCCGAAGATTGGAAAAGATTGTTATTGCATGAGTTTGCCAAGCAAGCCAACTTGCCACAAGGCAGAATTGTTGCAAGTCTTGATGGCACTGGCATTGTCCAGCTTGGGTTACAAAGCAGAAAATTAACAAAAGACCAAGGCAGTGAATTTATTGAATTCTTGTTTGCATGGGCGGCATTAAATGGGGTGGATTTAACATGAGAAAACAATGCAAAAGAAAAATATGGGCAAAAGTTAACCCCATTGAATATGCAATTTGTGGCGCGGCAATAACGACTAATGACTTGCTGGACAAGGTGCGGATAATTGAGTTAAGCGCAATTGAAAGCATGACAAAAGGGCATGGCACAATTGCTGATTGGCGTTCACTGGTGGACATGATGAACATTGCCGAGACAATGGCGACCAATGGCATAGGCGTTGAACTGCTGAAAATATGCCAAATTGTTCAAAAAGAAATGCAAGATGCGGCACACAGGTACGAGAAAACCCGCAAAATGGGCTTAACTGGCATTGGCATAAAAAACATTAAGGAACTGTACCAACTGCATGATTTACAACGCACAAGCATTAGTCGGTCAGAATATGAACGAATGTTGCAAAAAACTAGCGACTACATCAGGTCAAACAATCATCGGGTGGTGCATATAGCATGAGACCAAAATTTAATTATTGGCGCAGTAAAAAGCATTTGCAAAATGTTGCATCTTTGCCTTGTCAGCATTGCGACTTAGAGGGCAAGACGCAAGCGGCACATAGCAACATGGCGGCACATGGCAAAGGGCGCGGCATAAAGGCATCTGATGAGTTTGTAGCGGCTTTATGCTTTGCTTGCCACCACGACCTTGATGCTGGTTACGGCTTAACCAAAAATGAAAAACAATTGATGTTTAGAAATGCGTTAAGAAAAACATGGGCAGAATTATTGGCTCGGGATTTAGTTTTGATTGACTCACCTGACCCGCTAATGGATAATTAACAAAAGGGGATTCCAATGGTTAAATTTACCGCCAGCGTAGAAGCTAAGCAACCCGACCCAGTAATGGATTTCACAATGTGTTTGCTTAACAGCGTGACCACTGGGCATATCTTGCACCTATCAAGCCGCAGTTACAGCCAACACATGGCACTCGGTGCGTTCTATGACGGCATTGGCGACCTTGTAGACGCATTTGTTGAAGCATTCCAAGGCAAGTATGGCTTGCTGACAAAGTACCCCACCACGGCTGTTTTAATGCCTGACATGAACCCAATCGATTATTTGGAATATTTGAAAACCGATGTGCAAACATTACGCAGAGCAAATGGATTCCCGCAAGACAGCGAATTGCAAAATGAGATTGACAATATTGCCAATTTGATTAACAGCACACTTTATAAGTTAAAATTTTTGGCTTAACAAAAGGATAAAACATGACAGCACAAATAAAAATTGTTTACAAAAAAACCGCAGATTTAATTCCATATGCAAGAAACAGCAGAACGCATGATGAAGGTCAAATTGCACAAATTGCGGCTTCAATAAAAGAATTTGGATTTACAAATCCAATTTTGATTGATGGAGAAAACGGCATTATTGCTGGTCATGGTCGCGTTATGGCGGCACAAAAACTTGGCGAAGAAAAAGTGCCAACCATTGAACTTGCACATTTATCCGAACATCAAAAACGCGCATACATCATTGCAGACAATAAACTGGCATTGAACAGCGGTTGGGATAATGAAATGCTTACGCTTGAATTGGAAACATTGCAAGAAGCGGGATATGGCATTGATGTGCTTGGCTTTGATGACAAAGAATTAAAAGCATTGTTTGGCAAATTAGATGATGCTGAAGACGATTTAAAAGAGCCTGTCGATGAAAGCCGCAATTTGTTAATGATTGAATGCGAGGGTGAACGCGAATTGGAAAAATTGTTTGCTGAAATGCAAGAAAGGGGCTTTGAATGCAAAATTTTAAGTTAACACTTGCATCACCTGTTGCCACATCGTTTCGTGCAACCAAAGCGGCAAACAGCCTTGACATTGATTCAGAAAAAAAATCAGTTCACCATTTTGAAGTGCAAGCGGACTTAACAACGCCATTCAATATTGGGTTAATTGTTGGCGCATCTGGCAGTGGCAAAACAACGCTTGCAAAGCACATATATGGCGATGAATGCTTCCGTGAAGTGCTTGATATGACGCAACCAGTCATTGACCAATTTCCAGAATCCATGTCATACGATGAATGTGCCGCTATGTTGTGTGGCGTGGGCTTAACTGCTGTGCCTTGTTGGATACGCCCAGCATATACATTGAGTAATGGTCAACGAGCAAGGGCTGAATGCGCTTTGCAAATGGCGCGTGATGACATTGAAATGATTGTGATTGATGAATGGACAAGCGTGGTCGACCGCACGGTTGCAAAAGTCATGTCGCATTGCATACAGAAACACGCACGGAAAACAGGCAAAAAAATAGTGTTAATGTCTTGCCATTACGATGTGATTGAATGGCTAAACCCTGATTGGGTCATTGATGCCAACAAACAAACCTATGAAAATCGGAGGTTACTTTGGCGGGACTACAAACGTAATGACCAACTTGCATTTGACATTAAAGAAATCGGCAAAGAATCTTGGAAATACTTTAGCAAATATCATTATTTAAGCGACAATTTGCCGGGTGGAATTATAAAAACATTTGGATTGTTTCAT